GAATCATCCAGAAAGGAAATTCAACTTGAGCATATCCTTTCCAACTTGATATTGCAGAAGTCACACCAGTTTCAATAGTTCCTATATCATGACATTCAATTGGTTGCCATTCTCCTTTCATTAACTCTCTAAATGCATTACCAACCCCTGTTGTTAGAAGATGAAAAATATCGTTTTTACTTCTCCTTCCTTCCTTTAGTGAATTTACAAACTCATTAAATTCTTTTTCAGGATCAAGGATAATATCTTCCATTGTATCTCCAACTTTTTCAAATACTTCCCCTATTTTACCAAGAGCTTTATCAGCACTTCTTTTATCCCATATTATATTTCGCATATGTAAACTATAATAATTTCTAAACCTTGGGGCATCTATAAGAGGCATACTAAGTTTTCCGACATCAAGGTTAAAGTCAATCCAAGGTATTTCTAAGTTTGGAGGATCAACAGTAAAAGCATTATTAACTCCTGCAGATTTATCATTTACTTTTTCTGTATATTTTGTTTCCTTTATATGAAATAGTTCCCATAAATCTTCTTCATAAAATAATCCATTCATGTTTGTTACTTTTGATACATCCCATTCATTAATATATCCATAATGCCAATTTTCATTATCTTCTGGATATTGATTATAGTCACCTGAAAATACTTGTACTTCACGCTTCCCATTTTTCTTAAATCTATTAGAAAATCTTTTATCAATCAACCCAAATTCATCAAATTTATTTTTAGCATTTTTCCATCTTCTTAAAACATTTCTTATTCCGTGTTTTACATTTGGAGTTATACCTTCTTTAAATCGTCCATATTTATCTAACTGATCGGAGTCATCGTCTTTTAAAGGTATTTTAGCACTGTATCCTGGATGTGTCCAATCTTTACTTCCTTCTGTACCAAAAACAGCATCAACAGTAGAACTAACAATATTTACATCATATTCAATAAGTAATCCAGCATCACCTGGACCACCTTCATCAAAATCTGCAATTTCAGGTTGAAGTTCACAATGGTTATTAGCATTAGCTTCATTCATCTCATTGCTAGAAACTCTACTGGAATTCTTATAAACATTATTATCAGTTAATTCTTTTGTTTTACTTTGATTTATATTCATATATATAATTATAATACAATATTTTAACTTTTTAAATATAATTTATTAATAAAATTAAATAATATCTAAATATATTAATGTCTAGTAATGATTCAGCTTGGTCAACTGCGGTAAGACCCAAAGTAATTAGTGGGCCTGTTCCTGATTCTGTGGAACAAGTTACTAGTCCAGGCGGGCTATGGCAACCAGGAATGACTTTATTTAATTATGAAGAAATGCAACAAAGATTTTTATCAAATTTAGTAACAGCAAGTGGTAGTGGATATGTAAAAGTACCTGAAAATAAGAATTCAACCAATACAAATCCTTCTAAAAATGACCAAACAGCAGACACAACCTCTGTTATGAAACAAACTTTACAACAATCTGCGGAAAATGCAAAAAATGATAGTAAAGCAAATGAAAATAATGATACTATTAATCAAGTAGATGCTTTTACCAATATAGAAAATTTTGAAACCTCTTTCGTATTTCCCTATAATGCAGCTGAAAAAGTAAGAGAAGATTCGATTGTAAAACAACCCTATAGTGCATTTATTAATGCAATAACATGCATAATGATATTATATTTTTTATTAAAAACAAAAACGTTTCATGGATTTTTACTTATTTTTTCTGTTTTATTATTTGAATTATTTCATACTTTTTCACATACAATTCATTTAAAACATACTTATTATTTACAATCACAAATATTACATTCAATTGCATTAATTGTAAATGCAACATTAATATATTCATTTTCTAAGTATTCAAATAAGGATTTACCATTGGGAATAGTTATATTTATAATTTTATTATTAGGGTTTGATAATTATGCATTTAAAAATTTACATATAAGTTATTATATTAATACACAAATAATTATCTTTTTTACTATAATTTATTATTATTATCCATATATTAAGAAATTTTTCACTCCATTAAAAATTAAATTATATATAACTGGATTTGTCATTGGTTATTTAGCATTTATGAATGAAACAGTAAATGGTGAATATATGATAAAACATTATAGTAATATACCATTTCATGTAATTGTAGAATTATCAATATTTATAATATTTTATACTTTTACATCATCGCTTTATAAAATTTAAAACGCACGAAGAATATAAAAAAAAATAATCCTTTTATAAAGTAAGATATAATATGAAAGGTTCAAGTTGGATTATGGCAATATATATTATTTGTATTTTTGGACTTATGTTTTGTATAAATATTTTTGTATTAAATTATAATAAAATAAATGATAATTGGAATGATTATAAATGTAGTCCATTAATTATGCCATTTGCAGGTGCATTTGGACGAGACCCAACTAGTAATTTTACAGAATGTATTTCAGCAATGCAAGGAGATTTTATGAAAATCTTTTTACAACCTATTGAATATGTAATAGCTTTACTTGGAGATAGTGCAAAAATGTTTACAACTGCAATACAAGATATTCGTGAAGTGTTAGATAAAGTAAGAACATTTTTATCTTCTATTCTTGAAAAAATATTTGGTATATTTTTAAATGTAATTTTAGAAGTACAAAAATTAATTATTAGTATTAAAGATTTGGTAGGAAAATTAATTGGTGTTCTTATTACTTCACTTTATTTAATGGATACTTCTGTTAAAACAATGGAAAGTATATGGAATGGTCCTCCTGGTCAATTATTAAATGCATTATGTTTTCACCCAAAAACAAAAATAAAACTTAAGAATGGAAAAATACTGCATATGGAACAAGTAAAAATTGGTGATATATTACAAAATGGCAGTGAAGTATATGCAACTATGAAAATAAAAAATAAAAAAGATAATAAATATTTGTCTCAAATGTATTGTTTTAAAAATGGAATAGATAATGAACCAATTTTTGTAACGGATGGTCATTTAGTAGAAATAAGTGATAATAATTTTACGTATGTTAAAAATCATCCAGATTCTTATAAATGCAGTCAAATGAATAGTGATGAATTAATATGCTTTATAACTAATGATCATATTATACAAATTGGTGATTATAAATTTGGTGACTGGGAAGATGAAGGAACATTACCAAATATAATTTCACATCAACCAAAAAATATATTTTAATATAATATGTCTTATAAAAAACATATTATAGATACTATGAAAAGACTATATACAAACAAATACATTAGTATTCGTGATGGTAATGTAAGTTTTAAACCTAAAAATGAGAACTATTTTTATATTTCTGCTGGTCAAATACGAAAAGATAAAATAAATGAAGACCAAGTAATAAAAGTTAATTTCGAAAAAAAAGATATTATTTATAAAAGAAAGCAAAATGATAAATACAATTTAATATATGATAAAAACTATACTTACATGCCATCAAGAGAAATATATATGCATTCTTATTTACAAACATTAGAGGAAAACTATAATAAAGATATGTTTGTTGTTCATGCGCATCCTCCCAATATAATTTCTTATACAGGGTTAACGAAAGGAAAAGAACTAATGACAATAAGAAAGATTTTTCCAGAATTAAACGTTAGTAGTATTGGAAATAATGTTAAATATTTTGAAGCAGGCACATATGAACTGGCAAATAATTGTTTTCAAAATTTAAAAGAACATAGTATCGTAGCTTTAGAAAGACATGGGTCATTATCAATTGGACATGATATCGATAAAATATTTGAAGATATAGAGACATTAGAATATTATATTGATATTGAATTAAAATCAAAAAATTAATTACGTATTCACTATATTTGTAATTGTATATACATATTATATATACAATTATGGATCAAAATATAAAAAAAAGAAAATTTGAATACATACCTCCAGATTTTTATAAAACAATTCATAAACTATATAATTTATCATATCTTCAAAAACATTCATCCGATATAATGATATCTATTCTTATATTTGTATTTTTTCTATTGGGTATATCTTATTGCTATATTAAGATTAATTCAAAAGATATTGTGAATGACTGGAATAATCAAAAATGTAAACCAGGAATTATGCCTTTTGCTGGAATTATTAATCCACCTACTGATGGAACAAGTGCAACCGATTTTACGATTAACAACTTCAAAGAATGTTTAAATGGCATATTTTCTGATATTGCAAATGATGCAATAACTCCAGTTAACTACGTAATTGATATAATTAAAGATTTTTTTAAATTAATTGAGTCATTAATTAATTCAATAAGAAAATTTGTTGATTACATACGCTCAGCTGCTCAAAATATTTTTCAGGAAATTATGGGAAAACTATTAAATATATTTGTTGGAATTCAACAGTTTATGATTTCAATGAAGGATTTATTTAGTAAAATTCAAGGTATTATGACATCAGGATTATATTTATCAGTGACAACTTATTACACAATGAAATCATCTATTGGAGCATTTTATGAATTAATAGTTATTATTTTATTAATTATGGCAGCAATTATTATTGTATTATGGATAATACCTGTTACTTGGGGAGCAGCCGCAGCAGGCTTGGTGATTTTCTTAGCAATTTCTATACCATTAGCAATTATAGCTGCTGTTATGGCAGAAGCATTTGATTTATCACTAAGCGGTATGCCTGGAGCTCCAACATGCTTTGCAGAAAATACAAATGTTGAAATGAATGATGGAAGTTTCAAACATATTCAAGATATACAACCAAATGAAATATTAAAAAACAATAATAAAGTTATTAGCACGTTTAAATGTTTATCCAAATTTGAGAAATTTTATAAAATAAATAATACAATTCTCTCTGGAAGTCATTATATACTTAAAAATAATAATCCAATATTAGTAAGTGATTATCAAAATGCAATATCAGTGACATACAATAATGAATATACATATTGTTTGAGTACAGAGAGAAAAGAAATAGAAGTTGATGAAAATATATATTTAGATTTTGATGATGTTAAGTCAGAAAAACATCGTAGATTAATTAATTTAAACAAAAATGTAGATTGTGGATTTAGAGAGAATACGCAAATAAAAATGTTAGATGGTTCAAATAAGAGTATAAAAAATATTAAATTAGGAGATATATTACTAGATAATAATATAGTTTTAGGAGTAGTTACAATGGATAGTAAAAATATAAGTAATAAATTTTATATATTGAATAGTAATCTTGTACATGAGAATAATATGTATTATTTAGATAATCAATTAAAATACGTAAGTAAAAATTACAATATAATAACTGTTGATTTAGATGAAAAACTATATCATTTAGTAACATCAAAAAATTATTTTTATATTGAAAATTTAAGGCTACTTCATTATTCAGATTTAATTGATATTTATATTAAGAATTTAAATTAACAAATATTTTATAATAATAATATATATCATGGAATATAAACTTTTCGGAATAAAATTTCGTGTTGAAATAGTCATAATTTCTTTAATAATTGGAATGATAATGGGAGGACATTTGTTGTGTTCATGTTCTCGTATTTCTATGCAAGAAGGATTTGAAATTGCATCAGAAATGAAAGATATATTTATTAATAAATTGGAAAAAGGAAAACCTAAGCAAATGAATTATTCAAAAGGAGATTCACCTGTGGTTCAACCAAGTGAAACAAGTGATCTTGACAGTGGAGTAGTATCAATGGATTTTTTTGAAAATACCAAATTTACTCCAGAAGCATGTCCTTCAACGTATTCAAGTTCAACAGGATGTGCAACATATGGCCCAAAGCAAATGAAAGCTTTAGCAACACGTGGAGGAAATAATACAGCACAAAGTGTAATTTAAATAATTTCTAATTTTATTGAATTATTTAAATTTATTTACATTCTTTAAACGGTGCACATGAAGACCTCATTGTAAATCCTCTTACTGGACCTTTTTTACATCTTTTTTTGGTAAATCGTCGAGGTAATGAAAATATTTTTCCATCTTTACGTATACATTTTTTATCTTTTTTTGTAATTTTGCAACAATTTTTCATTTTTTTGGTTCCACCTTTTTTTTTATTTAAACTTTTCATAACATATGGTTTTATTTTTTTATTTGTTGCTTTTTTAATTATTTTTGGATGTTTATTTGATTGATATGCTTCATAATATCTATCTTGGCATATACACCATTTATCTCCTTCTTTTACAACGCTTCTTAAGTTATTTCCTTGACTGGCAGTAAAATCTAAGAATTTTTTATCCATTTTAGCGCATACTAAGTGATTTCCAAAGTCGAATTCATTTGTTGAACAATATCCATCTCTATGATATCCAGTTATTGGATTTTTGGAGCATAATTTTAATCTTTTGTTAAATATATTTTTCTGATTCATATAATTTATGTAGATATTTAAATAAATAAAATTGTTATATTATAGAGATGTTGCAATTTTGGACAACTTGGAATTTTTTATGGTATAGTGGATTTAAATTAGATTATTATAAATTAAATTCTCCATTAAAAACTTCAATAATTGCAACAAGCTTAATTGGTGGTTATTTAGTTTACATTTATCCAAGAAGAATGAAGGTGAAATTTGGAGAGAAAATATACGAAATTCCATATTCGATCATGATAGGAGGAGATATATTACTTCATCAAGCACCAATGATTGATTTACTACTTAATAATTATGAAGTAAATAAAATGTGCATTATGTATACGTATATACCTTTACTAGCATGGTACAATACTGCAAATAGTATTGTTAAAGGAAAAATGAATAAAATATATGGGGTTTCAATAGATAAAATACTATATTTATGTTCTGGAGTTGCATTAGGTGCTGGATATTTACATCATGTAATTAAAAAAAAATAAAAAATTATAATACATAATTTGTTATTTTTAAATTCTATTAAAGATACATCATTTTTTGGGAAACAGTCATTTCATCATTCTTTTTTACAAGTTTATTTACAATATCAGTTGTTACGGTAAAAGGAAATTCGACTTTAATAGACATTTCATTCTCAAATAGATTTGTATCAGGTTTCATTAATCTATATAAATTTAATTTTGTATGAATAATTTCAAGACAACGCTTTAGATTACGCATTCCTTCTTCCTTATCTGCATATTGGTCAATAATATATTTAATAATATCATCCTCAATAATAATATCTTTTTTATCAAATTTAATTTGTTCACGGATAGATGGTAACAAGTAATTCTGAGAAATAATACATTTTTCTTTCTTATCATATCCCTTTGTTTGAATACGATACATTCTATCTCTTAAAATTGGATTAATACGAGTTTCATCATTATAACTAAATATAAACAAACATTTACTCAAGTCAAAGTCAATCTCTGAAAAGTATTTGTCATGAAATTGATTATTTTGGCTTGTATCGGTTAAATGAGTAAGTATACCAGTGATTTCTTCACCTTTTGGTGTATCACTAATTTTATCTAACTCATCAAAATAAATAACAGGATTCATACATTTGCTCTTAATTAATATTTCAACAATTTGACCCCAAGTACTTCCCTCATATGTATAGGAATGTCCTTCCAATACACTACTATCTGTAGCTCCACCGAGTGCAATAAATGCAAAATCTCTATTGAGTATTTTACTAATACCCTCTTTTACAAGAGTAGTTTTACCTGTTCCCATTGGTCCTTTAATTGCAATAGCAGAACCAATAGACTTAGGATTTGTAATAAACTGACCTACCATTTGCATAATTTGCATTTTTGCATCGTTTAATCCATAAACTGCATCATCCAATGTTTTTTTTGCTTTTTCCATAAAGTCATGACATTTTTCAACACCATCGTCTGCAGTAACTGGTAATGTCTTGTATGTATCAAATGGAATTTTCATAAATGTATCAATCCAGTTTTTCATTTTGTAATATTCTCCACCTCCAGGTTCAATATAACGTAAAGCATTAATACGTTTCATAGCAGCAGATTTAAAATGAATTGGAATAAAACTCTCAAGAAGTGAAATACGATATGGTTTATCAATAGTCATTACGCCGTTAATTTTTTCACATTCAGTCATTAATTCTTTTTGCTTTTGACAATCTAATTTTGCAAAATATTGTTTATCACTTACATTACTCTTATTGCGTAATAGTTTTTTAAATTTGTTAGTATTTTTCTTTGATATTTTTTTAAATGATTTATTTTTTTCTTTTTCTAATTCTTTAATTTTCATATTACATTCATTCATTGATCTTTTAATTGCACGTGAATTTTTAGAATTTTCTAATGATTGTTCTAATACTTTAAGTAGTTCTTTTTCACTTTCTAACTTTTCTTCTAATGTAAATTTAGATAATTCTTCTTTTTTGTTTTTTTTTGTACTTTTTTTATTTAATTTTTCTTCTTCCTCTTCATCTTCACTTTCATCTTCACTTTCGTCCTCACTTTCATCTTCACTTTCTTCCTCATCTTCATCTTCATACTCTTCACTACTGTAATCACTTTCTTCTTCATATTCTTCGCTGCTATAATCACTGTCTTCTTCATAATCACTATCTTCTTCTTCATCTTCAGAATATTCTTCTTCATCCTCTAATTGTCTTCTCTTTGGAGGTTTAACAAAATTAGTCACATAAAAATTAAATTTTTTAAGTTTACCACTCTTTTTTTTAGATTGCTTCGTTTCTTCTTGTTTTTCAGTTTTTTCTTTTAATTTTCTCTTTTCATGTTTATCTTTTTCTTTTTTTAACTTATTAGCTTTTTCAGCAATATATTTTGATGGAAATAGCTTTTGTAAAAACTTATTCCACTCTTCTTTATCCATACTATCGTCATCGGTTTCACTTGAATATTCTTCATATTCATCATCTCCAGAAGAATCATCAGATTCAAATTTATTTGCATCATGCTTTGAATCTTTTTTATCTTTCTTATCTTTTTTGTTAGTAGGTGTATTTGCAAGATCTTTTACCATAGTATATATGTTATTTAATATTTAAATGAAAGAAACTATAATTCAATTTTATACTAAATAATTCTAATTTTCGATATTGTAATTTACAGTATTATTAACTGTTTTATTACCATTTTTATCAGTAATTATTTCTGTAATTTTTTTATTTCCATTATTTATTTCAGTAATTGTTTCTACTTTATTACCATTTATAAAAGTTGTATTTACTTGCTTAGTGTAGCTAAAAATATTTACATTAGATTTAGGTTTATTAAATCTATTAAAATTAATATTCATATTATTAAAAACATCTCCAAAAAAATCATCTTGAAATGCTGATTCAAATACAGAAGAACGAGAAAAAAATTCTTTAAATAAATCGTCAGCATCTTTAAAATTATATTGATTAAATTTTACATTATTACTAGTATTATTGCTTTTATTTGTTAATATTTGATATGCTTCAGAAATTTCTTTAAATTTATCACTTGTATCATTATCTGGATTTTTGTCAGGATGATATTTTAATGCCATTTTTTTATATGCTTTTTTTATTTCTTCTTCACTAGCATTATTATTAAGTCCAAGTATTTTATAGTATTTTTCTAACATTTATAATTATTTAAGATTTTTATATTTATATATTAATTAATAAAATTGAATAAACAATCTAAATATTAATATGTATATATAATAGATGTCAATACATGAAAAACAAAATGTTTCATATAATCCTTCTAAAATTATAGGAATACAATTTAGTATTTTGTCACCTGATGAAATACGTCGTTCTTCGGTAGCCGAGATCACAAGCAGAGATACTTATGAAAATAATAAACCAAAAGTTGGTGGTCTATTTGATCCAAGAATGGGAGTTTTAGAACCCGGTTTAATTTGTCCAACAGACGGACTTGATTATATACAAACACCTGGGTATTTTGGACATGTAGAATTAGTTAAACCAGTATATTATATACAATATTTAAATGTAGTTTTAAAAATGTTAAAATGTGTATGTTTTAAATGCAGTAAGTTATTAATTAGTAAAGAAAAACATAAGCATTTACTAAATTTATCAAGCGAAAAAAGATGGAATTGTGTTTACGGATTATGTTCAGGAAAAATTAAAAGATGTGGTCAGGATACAGATGATGGATGTGGATGTAAACAACCTGATAAATATAAAAAGGAAGGACTAGCTACTATACATGCAGAATGGGATAATATAGATGGAATAGATGGAAGTAGCGACAAATTACATATGAAAGTTACACCAGAATTAGCATTAAAAATATTTAAACGTATATCAGATGAAGATGTAACATTTATGGGATTTAGTCCACTATGGTCTAGACCTGACTGGATGATATGTCAAGTATTTGCAGTTCCTCCACCGGCGGTAAGACCATCAGTGAAACATGACGCCCAGCAAAGAAGCGAAGATGATATTACACATATTATTGTAAATATTATCAAAACAAATAAAATGTTAGAAGAAAGGTTAAATCAAAAGCCTAGTGTTTCCCAAAATGTAATTGATGACTGGACTATGTTGTTACAGTATCATATTGCTACATTGGTAGATAACAAAATTCCTGGTGTTGCACCTGTTGCGCAACGTTCAGGTAGACCACTTAAATCAATTAAAGAAAGAATTAATGGAAAAACAGGACGCGTAAGAGGTAATTTAATGGGAAAGCGTGTTGATTATAGTGCTCGTTCTGTAATTACTGCAGACCCTAATTTATCTATTCGTGAATTAGGTGTTCCTGAAAAAATAGCTAAAAATATTACAAAGCCTATTGTTGTAAATAACAGAAACAAGAAATTTTTATCAAAATTAATTGAGAATGGTCCAGATAAATGGCCAGGTGCTAAAATATTAGAAAAAAAAAATAAACAAAGCATTTCTCTACGTTGTGCATCAAATAGAAAAAATATTATAAGTCAATTAGAAAATGGAGATATTGTTCACCGACATATGATAGATGGAGATGCAATATTATTTAATAGACAACCTACACTTCATAGAATGAGTATGATGTCACATATTGTCAAAGTAATGAGAAAAGGTGATACATTTCGAATGAATGTTGCGGACACCAAGCCCTATAATGCTGATTTTGATGGAGATGAAATGAATCTTCATATGCCACAAGACTTGGAATCTGAATCGGAATTGAGAAATCTTGCTGCAGTTCCACATCAAATTGTAAGTCCAGCAAATAATTCACCTATTGTTGGTATATTTCAAGATTCATTGCTTGGTGCACATCGTTTTACAAGAAAAAATATTAATTTTACACACAGACAAGCTATGAACTTGTTAATGAATTTTCCACATGTTGATTTATCATTATTTGATAAAAAAGATAATATTTCTAGTCTTGAAATACTTTCTCAAATTTTACCTCCAATTAGTGTAAAATATAATAAAGCTAATACAGATACTGTTGCTATTGAAATTGTAAATGGAAGTATAGTACAAGGGCAATTAGATAAAGGTGTATTAGGTTCAAGAGGTATTGGATTATTACATAGAATATGTAACGATTTTGGTAATATGAAATCTTCAGATTTTATTGATAATTTACAAGATATAGTTACTGATTATTTGAAATCTAGTTCTTATAGTGTAGGTATTAGTGATTTAGTATCGAATAAAGAAACAACAGAACAAATTTCTGAAGTTATTACAAATAAAAAAACAGAAGTAAAAAATTTAATACATGAGATACACTTAGGTATATTTGAAAATGATTCAGGAAAAAGTAATTTAGAACATTTTGAGACAAAAGTAGATAGTATATTAAAACAAGCATTAAATAAAGCTGGAAAAATTGGATTAACAAGTCTAGATAAAAATAATAGATTTGTTACCATGGTTAATGCAGGTTCTAAGGGTGGTGAAATTAATATTTCTCAGATGATTTCATGCTTAGGACAACAAAATGTATCTGGTAAACGTATTCCTTACGGATTTGATAATAGAACACTACCTCATTATAACAAATATGATGATAGTCCAAATGCTAGAGGCTTTGTTGAAAGTTCATATATTAGAGGTTTAACACCAGTTGAAACATTCTTTCATGCTATGGGTGGTCGTGTTGGTCTTATTGATACTGCAGTGAAAACATCTCAAACTGGTTATATTCAGAGGAGATTAATTAAAGGTCTAGAGGATTTAAAAATAGACTATGATATGACAGTAAGAAATAGTAAAAATAAAGTAGTACAGTTTACATATGGTGGTGATGGTATTGATACTGTTAAGATTGAAAGTCAACCTGTACCATTTTACAATTCTTCAATTGAAGATTTATATTATCATTACTTTATTCCTGTTACAAAGCAACAAGGTGCTGTTTTAACCCCTTATAATAAAATTACAATTGGTAAAATGAAAAAACAAAATGATGACTATAAAGAGAAGGCTGAATTTTATTCCAAGTATTTAATAGAACAACGAAATAGAATTATGGCATATGTTTTTAAATATAAGAAAAAGTCAAAAAATGATGTTCATATTCCTGTACCTTTTTATCATATAATTAATAATATACAAAATCAAATGGAATCAAATATTGATTCTGTGGTTGATATTACGCCATTAGATGCATTAACATTAATAGAAGAAAATTATGAAAAAATAAACAATTTATATTATGTAAAGCCAAATGAATTATTTAAATCGATGTATTATTATCATTTGTCTCCAAAATCATTATTACAAATTAAACGTTTTAATAGATTATCATTGGAATATTTACTTGAAAAAATAATACATTCTTATAAAAGTTCAATTGTTGCACCAGGAGAGATGGTTGGAATGATTGCAGCACAATCAATTGGTGAACCTACTACACAAATGACACTAAATACTTTCCATTTTGCAGGTGTAGCATCAAAGTCAAATGTGACTCGTGGTGTGCCTCGTATTGAAGAAATATTATCACTTTCTGAAAATCCAAAGAATCCTTCATTAACTGTATATTTAAAAGAAGAAGACCAGACTGATAAGATTAAAGCTCAATCTATTCAATATATGATTGAACATACTAAACTTGAAGATTTAATAGAACAAATACAAATTTGCTTTGATCCAAAAGATACAGATACAATTATTGAAGAAGATAGAGTTTTACTTCAACAATATAATTTATTTGAAAATTTAGTTGATGAATGTATTAATTCAGATGAAAATTCTGATTCAAAAAATAAATCAAAGTGGATTATTCGTATGAAAATGAATGCCGAAATTATGTTAGAAAAAAATATTACCATGGATGATATTCATTTTGCACTAAAGAATTTATATCAATCTGATATATCATGTATATATAATGATTACAATGATGATAATTTAATATTTAGAATTAGATTAATGGACACAGTAAAGAAAGATAAAAATAATAAAAAAGTCAATACCTTAGATCAAGAAGACGATATTTATATGTTAAAAACATTTCAAGAATCATTATTACAAAATACTGTTATTAGAGGAATTAAAAATATTGATAAGGTAATTGTTCGAAAAGAACAAGATAATATGATTAAAATAGATGGAAAATATGTAAATGAAGAAACATGGGTACTTGATACAGTTGGTACAAATTTACAAGATGTATTAGCATTAGATTATATTGACAGAAATAAAACTACTTCTAATAATATTATAGAAGTATATAACGTATTAGGAATTGAAGCAGCAAGGCAGTGTATTTATGATGAATTAATTGAAGTTATTGAATTTGATGGAACTTATATTAATTCTCATCATTTAGATATATTATGTGACAGAATGACATATAATACTAAAATGACATCTATATTTAGACATGGTATAAATAATGATAATATTGGACCAATTGCAAAAGCATCATTTGAAGAAACACCCGAAATGTTTTTAAGAGCTGCTAGACATGGCGAAATTGACTACATGAAAGGAGTCTCAGCAAATGTAATGTGTGGTCAAGAAGGATATTTTGGAACAAGTGCTTTTGATGTAATATTAGATATGGATTATATTAATAATAAAGAAGATGTAGATAACGAGGATGAAGACGAAGATTTAGATTTATACGATGATGAACCAAGTAAAGATATTTGTAATATTCAAAACTTACAAATTGAAAATAATGTAGAACATGTTACGTCATCTGATATAATGATTGATGACGACTATATGCCTGATTTTTAAAGTAATTAAAAAAGTAAGTTAAATATTTAATATTATAATTATATACTATGAATAGTAAAATAATATATAATTATATAGCTGAAAAAACATTAAAAAATAATAATATAAATCTTGAAAACAATAATACTTTTTTTATTAAAAATGAGAAATTAACATTTTCAATAGGTATTTGTAATAAACAAAAGAAATTAAAAAGAAATAGAAGAAATTTAAAAAATTGTTCTATACCTAATAAATATACTAAATGTGAAGCAGAAAATACTGAAAGTTCTCTATCAAATAAAAATGTAATTTATGATGGTAACAAAATTATAAATAAATCATTTGCAAGGTTTTTAATAGAAGATAATAATTATCCTATTATTAGTTTAAAAAATTATTTAAATAATAATTTCTTATTAGAAGATACCAGAAAAGAGTTATATAATTTATTTTTTAAACTTCAAAAAAACTACTATTTACTTAACCGCTTTGTTAGAAAAATAAAGATAAAATATTTGAAAGTATTTGATATAAAGTTTGATTTGTATATGAATCCATTAGAAAATTATAATACAAAATATAAAATTAAGCTAGTGGAAAATAATACAGTATATGAATTTAAAATATCAGACCTATTGAATATTATTAATGATAGTATAACTAATTGTTGCGTAGAATTATTTCCTGAAGTAAAAGAAATTAAAAATCCTTTTACTAATTTACCTTTTTCATTATCTAATTTATATAATATTTATTTTAAAATAAAAGAATCAAATTATATTATGCCTCCATTATTAACAAAGCTTTTTTGTTGCAATTTTGATTATACTCTATATACAATAAATAATCATTCAGAAATTAGAGATGAAGGAATATTGAATTTTTACAAAAATGCATCTGAAGAAGAATTATATGAAAAAATACGTGCAATGTTTAAATTATGTAAATTAATTAATAAAAATTTTAATATTGATGAAGAATATCCACGAAATGAAATTATTAAAATATTTAAGCCGTTTTTGAAACATTTTTTATTTGCGTGCAATAGTATTAATTTAAATAAAGTCTCAAATGAAACACGTTTATTAACAAAAAAACTATATGTATTTGTAAATTATAATAAATTGTTTGGAAGATCAATATTAAAAAGTGAAAGGTATTTTGATTCTAGTTTTTCGTCCACAAAAATTAGATTTACAAAAACATTTAATAAAAAATATGTAGACTATAAAAATATTGATATAAAAAATGTTGATTATAGCAATTACAAAATTGAAAAAAAAATTAACAAAATGAGAAGATATGAAGGTTATGATATGATACCAATAATATATACATTTAATAGTAGTAATAATGGTGTTCATGTACAAACAAGTCATCTTTATGACCTAACTGATGAAAGTGATAGTGAATCAAATAATGAAGGAGACAATTTTGAAGAAGTTGAAGATGTTCACGATGATAAAGATGATGAATCAGATGAAGAAAATAATGAATCTAATGAAGAGAATAACGAATTAAATGAAGAAAATAATGAATCAACTGAAGAAAATGAAGATAATGATAGTGATTACGATGCAGATTCAAATGATTTATTTGAAATATTAGCAAATGAAAATAATGAATCTGTAGATAGCGATGATGAATTTCATTGTTAATAAAAATAAATTAATTATTATCTTAATTTATTTTTACCATAATAGTTTCCGCTTTGGTAAATCTTTAAGAGGAATTAATGCTGAATCACTATTTGCAGTTCTATTATACTTAAATTTTTCATTAATTTCAGTTTTATTTTCTATTTTTAAATTATAATTATCTCCTAATTCAAAATTTAATCGAATTATATTTTTATTTTTGCAATGAGTATTAACAAAAAATAATATTAGCATAGATTTTAACATATATTATTAAAAGATGATATATTTATATATTTTATTTAATTGTTTCACATATTCCAGTTTTTCTATTTCTTCTTGTTCCTTTTGGACATCTTACTCTCTTTTTTCTTTTTTCATTTTTTATTTCAAAAGAAGCCGCTTTATAATTTACATTTTTTAATGTTTTATTATTCTTAAAATTTATTTTTCGTTTAAATTTTTCTTCTAGTTCTGGGTTACTAAACTGAAAAGATGTTTTATTTTTAAAATAATTTTTATTTAATAATTTATTATTTTTATACAAGTCCAATAACTCATTTTGAGTAACAATTATTTCATTTTCATTGGTATCAAAATCATAATTATTTATAAACGAAAAATATTTATTTGATACTTCAAAGAAATAAAGACCATATTGTGCTCTTATCATTTCATCAATTACTTTTATTATATAGAAAATTTTATTTTTCTTCTTTGATACTAAATTTAATTTTGGTAATAATTGTTTATTTCCCTTTTTAAAGCAGTCTTTCTTTTCATTATTTATATTAATAGATTTTTGAATACAATTTAATATATCTGTTTCATCAGTAAAAAATATTATGTCATCTACTATTATTGTTAATTCGTTATATATTTTCTTTTGTTTATTATTATATGATATTTGTGGGTCTTTTATCAATTCAAAAATCTTACTTTGTAACAGTTTATTTTTATTTAATTTCTCTCGAAGTAAAATCTTAAATCTATTATAAAATAAGGTTTCTAACTCAATATTAGTTTTTATGTTAGAATAATCAATATTTATACTTTCATTATTTTCTGAGAGATTAATTTTTAACTTTTTATCCACATATACATACTTATTCATTTCAAAAGGAACATCATCCATTTCATTATCTTCAATTATTTCTTTAATGGGGATAAATAAATCAATTTCTGTTAATAATCCAACTATATATCTTTTTTTATTTATAATTTCAATAACTTTTTTTCCGAATGAACATTTTACTTCATTTGAAGTATCATTATTAATTTTATTTATATTTTTGATTGTGTTTGAATAATCATTAAAAATAAAGTCATTATAGAAAATAATATCATAATTAATATTTATGCTACTAGGAAAGCATGGTAAAAATTGAGTATTATTTTCTTCAATTTGAATTATAATACCATTTACTTTTCCAAAAATATCAACAATTTGAGATAATATATTTAATTTATATTTTTCACATATTTTTATCAAAAATTTTAAATCATAATTTTTATATGTTACGTCATTCTCTAATATTGAAAATGGTAAACACTTTTCTTTATTTTCATATAAATCTTTTATTTGATTATAAAATGGCAATAAGTCTACATTATCTTTCTCAAAATATGGAATCATTATAGTAAATTTACTATTATCATGTAAGGTATATAAAGGTTCATAATATTCACCATATTTGATAATTATACATGTATCAAAATTACTGTTAAATTTGGATTGTGAATAATAATTTGTTGGACATATTATATTTACATTTTGTAATTCATCAGTTCCTAAAATTTCTAATATAATAATGTTAATACCATTTTTAAATAAGTTTTCATTTGGAGTACATATTAAATCCCATAAATATGTATAATCAATATAATCTTCGGATTTTAAATATTTTTTAAAATTCTCATAACTATTTATAATTAATTGTAATGTTTTATTATTTTTCTTATCTTTTAATTTTTTATAAATAATTGATTCTTTATAAATATTATTTTCAATATCTACATTTTTATTAGAAGAAAATATATCAATTAAATTTCCATTATTCAAATTAGAAAAAATATCTAGAGTGATTGAATTTATCAAATATTTTTTAAATATTGCTAATGGCATATGTTTTTCATATTTTGAATTATGAATTGTTTTTCCAAAGTTATCTTTTGTAAGTTTTTTAAAAATATTTAAATTATATATTGATGCAATTGCACATAAAAATGATTGATTTTTATTTTTTTCAACACCATATCTTAATAAACAACTTCCATTATCACAATTTATATTTTGAGTACCCAATAAATTTTGAATTTGAATAGGAATATGTCCCCATTTATCAATTTCTAAAGGAAATTTATTTGCTTGCTGAATGTAATTATATAATTTTTTATCATCTTTACTAAGTTTGATATTATTTTTAGTATTCAATTCTATTTCTTGAGATTGGGTTTTTTTTTCAGTACTTTCCACTTTTTCTTTTTCAGTACTTTCTACTTTTTCTTTTTCAGTACTTTCCATTTTTTCTTTTTCAGTACTTTCCACTTTTTCTTTTTCAGTGCTTTCCATTTTCTCTTTTTCATTACTTTCTACTTTTTCTTTACTATTTGATTTTGATTCTATTTTTTGTTCATCACTAATTTTTCTTTCTTTAATATCATTTAACACTACATCATCATCTGATATACATTTTGGATTAATTTTATTAACAGTTGTACTTTTTTTAAAACAACATGGAATACATGATTTATTACCAACTGCTGGTGTACCAAAAATATAATTACCGTTTTTATCATAATGATTTTTTTTATCGTTGAATTCTAAAATAGAACCATCTTCTCCTTTACTTGTTTTACAATATTCACTTGTTATTTTAGTACCATCCCTCACTATATCACTTTCATTTAAACTTATATTTTCATCTACACACCAATATTTTGGACAGATATAATGTAATGATTTTTGTCCTTTTGTGTTATAAGTTAATGATTTTCCATATGAACCTGGATGATTTTTATCTATATTTTCTTTTTCTTCGTCTGTTAGTATAATTGGTTGCCTTTTATTTACAGTAGGACATGTTCTAGAGTAAGGACTAGTATATATTTTCTCACTTTTTTCAACTAATTCAGGGTCTTTAGAACGGATTCTACTTTGTATATAATCACGTAAAGTTTCTTTTGAAGCTCCACCTAAAAAATCTGAACTGTCAGTATTTTTACTTACATCACTATCATCATCTAAATTTAATAATAATTTATCTTCTGGACTTTCTTCATTATTATTAATTTCTTCTTCATCCGCATCATCACCTTCATCTGCAACGGGTAAAGTTTTTTCCGCACTTTCTTTTGGACTTTCTTCTGATGTTTCTTTTACACTTTCTTCTGATGTTTCTTTTACACTTTCT